CAAATAGACTACAATGACAGTCTTATTATAAAACAACATATAGTTCAAGGAAGGTTTTACTGGAAGGATGGAATTAAAGATTCAACAGTATTGTGGAGTCCAGATAAAAGAGGAAGATTTTTTGTATCTTATATTCCTAAGAAAGAACAACAAAATAATGTTGTAAAAAGAAATGGAAAATTTTATCCTGGCAATGAGCACTTAGGCTCATTTGGTTGTGATTCATATGACATTTCAGGAGTAGTGGTTGGTAGAGGATCTAATGGTTCTTTGCATGGCATGACAAAATTTAATATGGATGAGTGGCCTTCTAATGAGTTTTTTTTAGAATATATAGCAAGACCACAAACTGCAGAGTTATTTTTTGAAGATGTTTTGATGGCATGTGTTTTTTATGGTATGCCTATTTTGGTGGAAAATAATAAGCCAAGGCTTTTATATCATTTAAAAAATAGAGGCTATAGACCTTTTAGTTTAAATAGACCAGATAAAACATTTAATAAATTATCAAAAACCGAAAGAGAGTTAGGAGGTATACCAAACACTTCTGAGGACGTAAAACAAGCTCCATGGAGGGAACATTTAGAGATAAAGGCGATATTGCAACTATGTATTTTCAAAGAACATTAGAAGATTGGGCAAAATTTGATATATCTAACAGAACCAAGTTTGATGCCTCTATAAGCAGTGGTTTGGCAATTATGGCCAACCAAAAGCACCTTTACACTCCGACTAAAGAAAAGTCGAAAATTAGCATTAACTTTGCAAGATACAGTAATAAAAATACAGTAAGTCAACTTCTTAATAGATGAAGCAAGTAAACATAGACATCAAGGCTGCGGCTTTTCCAGATCAATTTGTTTCAGACTCAGAAAAAAATACTGAAGAGTATGGGTTGCAAATCGGACAAGCTATTCAATACGAATGGTTTAGAAGAGATAATGGCTCATGCAGATTTTATAGTCAATGGTCTGAGTTTAACAAATTACGATTATATGCTCGAGGAGAGCAGTCGGTTGCTAAATATAAAAACGAATTAGCAATTGATGGTGACTTATCTTATTTAAATTTAGATTGGACTCCTGTTCCTGTAATACCTAAATTTATTGACATTGTTGTAAATGGTATGTCTGACCGTTTATTTAAGGTAAAGGCATATGCTCAAGACGCATTGTCTGCAGAAAAAAGAACACAGTTTCAAGAAATGGTTGAAGCTGATATGGTTGCGAAACCTGTACTAACTCAAATGACACAAGACTTTGGCATTGATGTATTTAATGTTCCAGAAGAAGAGCTTCCTGAAAGCTCTGAAGAGTTAGAGTTATTTATGAATCTTAAATATAAACCAGCAATTGAAATAGCATGTGAAGAAGCTATTAATACTTTGTTGGATGAAAATCATTATCAAGACACCAGAAGACGTGTAGATTATGATATAGCTACTTTAGGAATAGGTATATGTAAACATAATTTTTTATTAGGACAAGGAGTAACGGTTGAATATGTTGATCCAGTTAATGTAGTATATAGTTATACTGAAGATCCATATTTCAAAGACTGTTTTTATTGGGGCGAAATTAAAACAGTTCCGATAACTGAACTTATAAAAATTGATCCATCATTAACTAATGAGGATTTAAGTGAAATATCTAAATACAGCCAATCGTGGTATAACTACTTTAATAATGCGCAGTTTTACGAAAACTCTATGTTTCATAGAGACACAGCAACTTTATTGTATTTCAACTACAAAACCACAAACTCATTTGTTTATAAAAGAAAACGTTTAGAAGATGGTACATTTAAAACTGTAGAAAAAGACTCTGAGTTTAATCCACCACAAGAAATGATGGAAGAGGGTAAATTTGAAAGAGTCGAGAAAAAAATTGATGTATGGTATGAAGGTGTTATGGTAATGGGAACTAATATTATGTTGCAATGGCAAGTAATGGAAAATATGGTTAGACCAAAGTCTGCTAATCAATTTGCAAGACCAAATTATGTGGCATGTGCACCTCGTAGCTACAAGGGTATTATGGAATCTTTATGTAAAAGAATGATTCCTTTTGCTGATTTAATTCAAGTAACACATTTAAAAATACAACAAGTAGTAGCTCGTGTAGTTCCTGATGGTGTGTTTATAGATGCTGATGGATTAAACGAAGTTGATTTAGGAACCGGTAATGCTTACAGTCCTGAAGATGCATTAAGGTTGTATTTTCAAACTGGTAGTGTTGTTGGTCGAAGTTATACTGGTGATGGTGAATTTAACAATGCTCGTGTGCCTATACAACAATTAACAACTAACAGTGGTGCAAGTAAATTGCAAATGTTAATTGGGAACTACAATCATTACTTAGATATGATTCGTACAGTTACTGGCTTGAATGAGGCAAGGGATGGATCTATGCCAGATCCTAATTCTTTAGTAGGTGTACAAAAGTTAGCCGCGCTTAATTCAAATGTTGCAACACGACATATATTAGAAGCAAGTCTATTCATAACAAGACAATTATCAGAATGTTTAGCAATTAGAACTGCAGATGTTTTAAAGTATGCGGATTTCGCTGATGAATTTGCTATGCAGATTGGAAAGTTTAATACCGCAATCTTGGATGATATAAAAGAATTATACATATATGACTTCGGTATTTTTATTGAGTTAGCTCCAGATGAAGAACAAAAAGCCATGCTGGAACAAAATATACAAATGGCTTTATCAAAGCAAGATATTAATTTAGAAGATGCGATAGACATAAGGGAGATACACAATATCAAAATGGCTAATCAACTTCTTAAATTAAAACGTAAAAGAAAGCAAGAAGCAGAGCAACAACAACAAATGCAAATGCAACAGATGCAGGCGCAACAACAAATGGAGATCACTCAAATGAAGGCTCAAGCTGAGCAACAAAGAATTGCATTAGAAACTGAAAGCAAAATGCAAATAGAACAAGCTAAGTCTCAGTTTGAAGTACAAAAGCTTACTGCTGAAAAAGAATTAAAACTGGCATTAATGGCGGAAGAATTTGCATATAATATGCAATTAAAAGGAATGGAGCAGTCTCAAATAGATTCAAGAGAAAAGGAAAAAGAAGAAGGTAAGTCTAAAAGAATTAGCCAGCAGTCTACACAAACATCAAAAATGATTGAACAAAAGAAAAGAGATTTACCTCCTATTGATTTTGAGTCTAACGAAGATAGCTTAGATGGTTTCGATATGGCAGAATTTGATCCTCGATAATGTTTGATAATTTTTCAATTGATAAATATAAATATTTAAAGTATCCAAAAAATGGATCAATAAAGCAGTTACAAGAAATAATTGCTTTAAACGATCTACCTTTGAATGTTAGCTATGCTGAAAAGTTCAATCCAATAAGTGAGGTATTTGAAGATATATTTTATAAAAGAAGAATACAATACCCTATTGATTTAGTACAATCACTAATAGCTAAATCTAAACCGATTATTTTAAGTATTAAAAACTATCACGACAGAGAAAGACCAAATGTCGGAGCAGAAAGGTTTGGAATAAAACTACCATTTCATTATATGGGCAGTGCTCAAACACCTGCCTTTCCATCTGGTCATTCTGCACAAGGTAAATTAGTTGCACATGTTTTGTCAGACTTATATCCAAAACACAGTGCAGAGTTTTATCAAGCTGCAGAAAACATTTCTAATAGTAGATTGGTAAGTAGAGTTCATTATAAATCTGATACTGAAGCTGGTAAAAAATTAGGTGATGATTTGTATGAACATTATAAAAAAACCGCTTAAAAAAGTAAATAAATAAATGTATAACTTTGTAAAAATTAAAATTTAAATCTAATGGAAATAAAAGTAAGAGCTGTTGAAGGCAGCGAAAATAAATCAAAAGCTGAAATAGAAGAGCAACTTCTAAAGAAGCATGAAGAAGAAACTAACCCTCAAGAGGGTAAGGAAACAGAAGTGGTAGAAGAAACTGTTGTAGTAGAACAAACCACTGATACAGAACAAAATGAGGTTGAACCTCAAGAAGAAAATACTCCCTCATCAGAGTTAAATGATGAAGACGTTCTTTCTTTTTTGAAGAATAGATATAACAAAGAAATAAATTCAGTTGATGACCTCTTCGCAGAAAAAGAAGCAAGTGAGCCATTACCTGAAGATGTTTCCGCGTATTTAAAGTACAAACAAGAAACTGGTCGTGGTATCGATGATTTTTACAAATTACAAAAGAATTACGATGACATGGAAGATGATGTTGTACTTGCTGACTATATTGCAACCCAAGAAGAAGGGTTAGACGCAATAGATATTCAAGATATTATGGAGGATAAGTTTAGCTTTGATGAAGAGATAGATGATCCGAAAGATATTAAGAAAAGAAAGTTAGCAAAAAAACGAGAACTTGCGAAAGCAAAAAAGTTTTTTAACGAACAAAAAGATAAATATAAAATCCCTCTTGAGTCAAGTGGGGGTGGATTATCTGAAGATCAAGAAAATCAACTTAATGCTTATAGGAAGTATATCGAGGAATCTAAAACAATAGAGGAGGCAAATAAAAAGAAGTATGATTATTTCCAAGAAAAAACTAAAAATGTTTTTTCCGATGATTTCAAAGGTTTTGAATTTAATGTAGGAGATAAAAATATAACTTTTAAACCTGGAACAAAGGATGAACTGTATAATGTTCAAAGAGACTTTAGTAATTTTAGTAAAAAGTTTTTAGATGAAAGCGGATTACTAAAGGATGCTAAATCTTATCATAAGGCTTTATCAGTAGCTTTAAATCCAGATAAATTTGCAAAACACTTTTACGATTTAGGTGTTGCACAAGCTGTAGAAAATGTTTCTAAAAAATCAAAAAACATTAATATGGATGTGAGAAAAGCACCAAGGTTTGTAACAAAAGATGGTCTTAAAATTAGACAAATTCAAAGTGACAACTCTAATAGTGGAAGAGGACTCAAAATTAGAAGTATTAAAAAAATGTAAAACAATTTAAAAATTTAAATTATGGCAGTAAATGTAACTCCTGGTTTTGATTTGCAACCAAGTAGCCAACAAGTACCGTTGTCTACAAATTATATTACAGACTTCAATTTCTTGAATCAGTATCTACCTGATACTTATGAAAAAGAGTTTGAAAGATATGGCAATCGATCTATCGCTTCTTTCCTTAGAATGGTAGGAGCAGAAATGCCTTCTAACTCTGACCTTATTAAATGGGCAGAGCAAGGAAGACTACATGTTAAGTACCAATCTTGTACTTCAGCTCAAGGGGCTGGTGCAGATGAAGGTACATGGACAATCCCTAACAACCTTACTAACTTTAATCCTGCATTAGCTGGTACTCCAAATACTGCAGCGTTAAGACAAGGTCAGACAGTTGTTATCTCTGATAAAACTCCTGGTTCTAACCTTACAAACAAAGGTATCATTAAAACAGCTCCAACTGCAGCAAACCCAGATCAAGTGGTTATTGCGTACTATGAAGGTGCTGGACAAGCTATGAATAATGCTGTTGCTTGTGATATTTTCGTGTATGGTTCTGAATTTAACAAGGGAACTAATGGAATGGTAGGCTCTTTAGAAGCTGATGACTTCATTTTTGACAACAAGCCAATTATTATCAAAGACAAATACTCAGTATCTGGTTCTGATATGGCTCAAATCGGATGGATTGAAGTTACAACTGAAAATGGAGCAAGTGGATACTTATGGTATCTTAAGTCTGAGCATGAGACAAGATTAAGATTTGAAGACTATTTAGAAACTGCAATGATTGAAGCAGTTCCAGCAGAAGCAGCTTCGGGTGCTGCTGGATTCCTACAAGGAGTGGCAGCTGCCGCATCTGTAGCAAACTTAAATGGTTCTGATGGTATTTTCTATTCTGTATCTCAAAGAGGTAATGTTTGGGGTGGAGGAAATCCTTCAACTCTTGCAGACTTTGACTCAGTAATTACAAGATTAGACAAGCAAGGTGCTATCGAAGAAAATGTTATTTTCTTAAATAGAAACTTCTCATTTGATATTGATGATATGTTAGCTGCACAAAACTCTTATGGAGCTGGTGGTACATCATATGGTTTATTTGACAATGATGAAGAAATGGCATTAAACCTTGGATTCACTGGATTCCGTAGAGGTTATGATTTCTACAAGTCTGACTGGAAATACTTAAATGATCCTACTATGAGAGGTGGAATCGTTGGTGGTAAAATTAATGGACTATTAGTTCCTGCAGGTTCTACTACAGTATACGATCAAATCTTAGGTAAAAACGCTAAGAGACCATTCTTACATGTAAGATATAGAGCTTCTGAAACTGAAGACAGAAGATACAAAACTTGGATTACTGGTTCTGCTGGTGGTGCAAGAACTTCTGACTTAGATGCAATGGAAGTAAACTTCTTGAGTGAGAGAGCTGTATGTACTTTAGGTGCAAACAACTTCTTCTTATTCCAAGATGCATAATTATTACTTATAGTTAGGGGTGGGCAACTGCCCCTAATTATTTTTTTAAAATCAAATTAAAATTTAATACAATGAAAAAACAAAATAAAGTAGAAGCTAAATTCTACAAATTAAAAAAAGATGCCGCACCACTTACCTATATGTTGGCATCAAGAAACTCCCAAAGATATCCTTTACTTTGGTTCGATGAGGAAAAAGGAGTTAACAGACCACTTAGATATGCAAGAAACCAAAAGTCACCTTTCGAGGATGAGCAAGATGGTAATGCTATATTGGAGCCTATAGTATTTGAGGATGGACTTTTACATGTTCCTAAAAACAATCAAGTATTGCAAAAGTTTTTATATTATCACCCCCAAAGAAATATGGTCTTTGAGGAAATCAATAAAGAAAGAGATGCTCAAGAAGAATTAGATTTTGTAGAAGCTGGTTTAGAAGCTCAAGTAATAGCTAAAAATTTAGATACAAACAGTTTAGTTTCTGTCTGTAGAGTTCTTATGGGTTCACGAGTTGATAAAATGTCAACCGTTGAATTGAAAAGAGATATATTATTATATGCAAAAGAAAACCCATTAGATTTTCTTGACACATTAAATGATCCTATGTTAGAAATGCAAGATACAGTATACCAATTTTTTAATAAAACTTGGTTGGTATTTAAAAACCAACAAAAGGATGTATATTTTAATCTTCCAAAAAATAAGAAAAAACTGTTAACAGTTCCATTTGGCGAAGATCCATACTATATTGTGGCATCATATTTTCAAAGTGATGAGGGTGTAGAGTTGTATAAGTTGCTTAAAAAAAGGCTTGAAAAAGATAATTAAGTCTTTGTATCTTTGTACAATTGTTTAACCCCATTAAATTTTTATTATGGTGAAATATCTTAAAATCAGTCTTAGTGATGCTTATCATTTAATTCCAATTAACAGTATACTTGGAATTGAAGTAGGAGCAAATACGAAGGTAAACATTCTTTACAATGCAGTAGGTCACAGAGCTACTGGAGAGTCTGAAGTTTTAGGTTTTGAAATTACTGCTACTACAGCAAGTGATGCGCCTAAAACTAAAGAGCAATTAAATAGTATCGTTGATGCTATTGAGGATGCTTTATGTACTTCGTGGACTAAACCATTCTTCTTACTTGAGCCTAAATACCCTATTACAGCGGTAGCTCAAATTGAAGTGGAGTACTCTGCATAAGCAACACACACAAGATGATGAAAGAGGCTTAAACAATTAGGCCTCTTTTTTTTTTATTATCTTTGTGGAAACACATTTCACATGATAAATGAAGTTAGAAACACAGTGTTGGCTATAGCCAATAAAAACAATTATGGATACATTTCTCCACAAGATTTTAATTTATATTGTGAACAAGCTCAATTAGATATTTTTGAAAATTATTTTTACCAATATAATAACTGGATTATAAAAGAAAATCAAAGAATATCTGGTACGGGTTATGCCAATATAATTAAAGGATTAGAAGAAGTTATCGATAGTTTTTCAGCACAAGTTTTTTTAGATCAAACTACAGCTAATCTTAACAACGCTAATGAATATGAACTACCTGCTGACTACTATTTAATTAATAAAGTTTTATATTACCCTACTGCTACATTTAGTGGCACCACAACTGCACAACAAGGTTACAAACTTATTGATGCAACAGGTGGTTTTGCATCATATCCCACAACTTCTAACTTTTTGCAGAACCCACAAGTAGGCAGTATAGTAGTAAACACTTCTTCATCTCCAATGGCACAAGCTTATGTGACAGCTGTAGACAATGCAACAACATTAAGTTTAAGTGCAGACATTATGGCTAATGGACAAAATTATGTTATATATAATGGAAACAACATAACAGATGTTGAAAGAGTAAGTCAGCAAAAGATAAATTATTTACTGAGCTCAAACTTAACATCTCCAACAACTCAATTTCCTGCATATATATTAAGCGGTGCATCATCTAATCAACAGCCTGGGCCAACATCTAACATAGGTAATACTATATCAGTTTACCCTATAACTATTAGACAAAAGGGAGCTGTGCAAGTTCAATACGTTAGATATCCAGTTACACCAAATTGGACATATACTACTTTAGTTAGCGGTGAACCTCTTTTTAATGAAGCATCAGCTGATTATCAAGACTTTGAATTACCACTATCCGACCAAATAGGATTGATAGCTAAAATATGTCAATACGTTGGTATAGAAATTAGAGAGGGTGATGTTTATGAGTTTGGAAAAAACGAAATTAACATGGACAACCAAATACAATCATAGTTATGGCTTATATATCACAGTATACATATTACGAAAACAATGGAAATGCACCAACAGATTCTAATCAAGGATCTTATCAGTATGTTTCTTTACAAGACATTGTAAACAACTTTATGCTTATGTATCAAGGTAACCATGAGTTGTTGAACAATTTAGAAAGATATCAAGTTTTATTTCATGCAAAAAGAGGAATACAAGAGCTTAACTATGATGCAATGAAAGAAATTAAAATATTGCAGTTGACTTTAGATCATCAGTTTAGCTTTACATTACCATCCGATTATGTTAATTGGGTTAGGATATCTCAATATAAAAACGGTGTACTTTATCCATTATCTGAAAATATACAAACTAATTATGCTACAGCATATTTACAAGATAACAATAGTAATATTTTGTTCGATCAGGATGGAAATGCTTTAAGCCCTCAAGACTCTCAAGTAGATTTAAGTAGAACTCAAAGGTCTATTTACCTAAATCCAGGTAGTATATTTAATGGGTGCGAAGGTTATTGTGTTGATGGGTGTTGGTATTTTGATTATCAAATCGGATCAAGGTTTGGTTTGAACACAGAAACTGCAAATCAAAACCCCACATTCAAAATAGACAAACAAGCGGGTAAAATATATTTTAGCACATCAGGAGGGGCTGACTCTATAGTTTTAGAGTATGTTTCTGATGGAATGGAAAATGGTAATGATTCATTAGTAAGTGTAAATAAATTATTTGAAGAGTTTATTTATGCTTACATAAAGTATGCTATTTTAAATAGTAGAGTTGGTGTTACCGAGTTTATAGTTAACAGAGCTCGTAAAGATAAATCATCATTACTTCGAAATGCAAAACTTAGATTAAGTAATATACATCCTGGCAGACTCTTAATGAACTTAAGAGGTCAGAATAAATGGATAAAATAATATGGCTGGAGGCAAATTAGATTTTGTATCATTCATAAAGGGCAGAATGAATAAGTCTATTGATGAAAGACTTTTGCCTGAAGGTGAATATGTAGATGCAATGAATGTAAGATTGGGTTCAACTGAAACCACTGAAATTGGTGCAGTTGAAAACTCTCGTGGTAACGAACAGTTAACCACACTATCATTTGGTGGACAATCATTATCTGCAAATGCAACTTGTATCGGAGCATTTGAGGATGGTGCATTAGAAACTTTATATTGGTTTGTTCATGATCCTAATAACCCAGTTGTTCCATCACCTAATAAGTTAGACCTTATTGTTTCTTACAATACACAAACAACTCAACTTAGATACCATGTTATAACTGCTTCGGTTTTAAACTTTGATCCTTTATATTTAATAACAGGTGTTAGTAAAATAGAAAACTTATTGTTTTTTACTGATGACAAAAACCCTCCGAGAAGAATTAATGTAAACGAAAACTATCCTTTTACAACAAATGGGGGAGTTGATGGTATAGAAGAAGAAGATATATCTGTGGTTTTAAAGCCACCTGGGTTTGAAGATGCTACTGCAACAGGAGATACACCTTTAACAGTACCATCGGTTGCTTTGATAAATGTAGCTGGAGGCGAAAACTATATTAAAGATAGGTTTATAAGTTTTGCATATAGATATCGTTATAAAAATGGAGAGTATAGTGCAACTTCATTATTTACTAACCCAGCTTTTCAACCTGGATTTTTTAGATTCGACACTCGTAATTATGATAATGCAGGAATGGAAAATAACTTTAATGGTGTTAGAGTTACATTTAGTACTGGGAGCTCAAGAGTAAAGGATGTAGATTTATTATATAAAGACTCCAACACCAACAGTATATATGTGATTGAGAGGTTTAATAAAGATGATTATGGCTGGGGCAACAACCAACAT